CGACCGAGACCGGCCACCAGCCTTGACTGGCCCGGTGGATCGTCTCGGGCACGAGTCCCGGCCCCGAGCGGCTCCGCACGCGCCACACGCGCACGATGCCGTGGTTAATGAGCGCCTGCATCTGCGTGGGGTAGCCCCCGCCATCGGCGCAGTAGTAGAGGGCCACCTTCTTGAAGGTCTCCCAGCAGTACTCGGCGGCCGTGGCGAGCAAGCTGGACTTGCCCGAGCCACTCGGGCCCATCACGAGGGTGGCCGAGGGCGAGGCGGCGCTCGTCTCGTCGGTTTTTGGCGTCGCGTCCGCTGGGGTCGTTACGGTTTCAGTCATGTCGTCAGTCTCCGATATGCAGCCGCTTCACTTTTGTCGACGAGGCGAAAGCGGCAAGAACCTCAACAAGGTGCGACGTCCATGTTTCTTTGCCCGATGGTTCACAGGACGATTTGGCCTCGGGCTGAGCGAGCCTTACGCACCTTCTATGTCGTCAGTCTCTCCGTGGCCCGTGACAGGGCCGGTCAGTCGGTCGTCGGATCCTCGTCGTCCTTCGCCGGGTCGTCGTCCTCGAGGATGCGCGTGAGCCACGCCCGCACGTACACCCGTGGGAGTTCCTCGGCTTCAGGCGGTGGCCCCTGCGCCAGGTAGAAGGCCAGGGCGGCCGCGATCGTCTTCCACGCCTTCGCGCTGAAGACCTCGCCGTCGGGGTCGCCGGGGGGCGCGAACACGGTGCGTGTGAACTCGGCCTCGGTCACCGTCTCGGCCTCGCGACTGGCGACCGCCCGCGCGACCTCGGCCTGCGTGCCCATGCCGCAGCTCTGGCAGCCGTCTTCCGGCGGCGTGTAGTGCTCGGTCCCGCACGTCCCGCAGCGCCACTTGAAGGGCGTGCGCTCGAGCGCCTCCTTCTCGTGGGGTTGCCGACCGCGGAACCCGGGCGGCGGGACGATGGGATCGCTCACAGCAGCCCTCGACGCACGCACTCGTCGCGCAGCAGCTCGAGGTCGCTGGGCTTGACCCCGTAGTTAATCGTCTGGATGAGCGCCCCGTGGAGCGACGCCACCAGCTCGGTCGACGGGAGCTGCGTGAAGAACCCGCGCGGCGGCGGCAGCGGGTGAATCAGCTCGGGCATCGTGGGGTACGTCACCGTGCCCCCGTTCGGCACCGTCGTCGTCCGTCGTCTCGTCTTCGTCAGTCGTCTCGCCATGTCCGTCACTCCTCTACGGTATCTGCCGCACCGTCAGTGGGCGGCAGCAGTCCCCGGCTAATCGCCTGGTCCAGCTCGGGCTGGTGATGCGGCCGGCGCGCGATGTACCCAATCGTCTCGGGCCGTTCCCAGCCCGGCGTGCGCTCGCACAAGGCCAGCTTGCTACACGTCTCGCCGAAGTACTGATGGCAGGCGTCGCCGCGGTTCTGCGTCACGCGCGCTTCGAGCGCCGCCATGAAGGCCGGCTCGCCCCAGACGCCGCCCGTCTCGTGCAGCGCCCACAGCGTCTCTTGCCACCGACGTTCCTCGCCGCGCAGCTCGCGCAGGAAACTCTCGAGCTTCCAGTCGTCGCGGTGAATCGGGCCAATCACGCGGCTCGTCTCGCCGAGCTTCCCCTCGTTCAGCAGCACGCGCGTCCAGTAATCCCCCGGCGACAGGCACCCGGCCCAGGTGGCCGCGTCCATCTCCCAGAGCGGCGTCCGCTCGAACATCTTGCCCAGCCGGTGGCGCTTGCCGTCGTCGCCCACGTAGTAGAAGCTGGTCGCCCACTCCTCATCCCAGAGCGGCGGGTTGGCCGCCTTCTTCCAGCCGTAGACGAGTGGCGAGTTCTGAAACTTCGGCCCGCTGGCCTTCCCTTCCTCGGCATTCCAGGTCGACTCGTACTTCCCCTTGAGCAGCGGCCAGAGGTATACCTCGTCGATCGTCTGGCCGAGCACGCGCTCGTCGCCCAGCACCCCGGCGATGAGCTGCACGCGGTAGTTATAGGCCGCCTCCCAGTTCGCCGACAGCATCGACGCCGTCTTCACGTCGTGGTAGGCCAGGCCCCCCGTCTGCCGCCGGCGCGCGATGCAGTCCCCGCGCGTCATCCAGCCGATGCCTTGGCACTCGCGCGCGTCGTGGGCCTCGGCCTCGCCGATGCGGTCGCCCAGCCCACAGGTACACCCGATGACGGTCACCCGTTCGGTCTCGACTTGAACCACCTGCCACTCGATGAGGAAGGCGGGGAGCGTCACGCGTGCCCAGGCCCACACCAGCCCCTCGAGCAGCTGTACCTGTTCGTTCATCCGCTTGGCCAGGGCCTCGGGGTCGGCCACCTGCGTCAGCCCCCGGTCGGCGACAATCTTGTAGTACGCCTCCCGCGCTTGCTGGATGGCCGTGAAGATCACGCGGTCATCCGGCAGCCGGTCGTGCGTCTGGCAGTACTGGAGCAGCGCCGCAATCGGCTCGTGGATGAGCGTCCCGGTCACGGTCGGCACCGACTGGGCCAGGCGCGCGTACCCGTACCCACTCGGGCCGGCGTGATAGGTGAGATAGCGGTCCCAGGCACAATGGCCGGTGCCGGCCTCGTAGCGGCTGCGGTCGACGAGCCAGAGGGTGAGGGCCATGGCTAGGCGCCGTCGTCGCCCGGGGCGTCCAGGACGCTCGCCGCCACCGCCTCGCGCGCCTCCAGCCAGGCGACGAAGTCTGCGAAGGAGCACGAGAGCCGGTCTCGCCGGTTCCGCTCCGGCACCCACGTATCGACGTGGAGCGTCAACACGGGAGATCCTTCACCGGCCCGACGCGCAAACGCCACATGATGCTCGTCGGGCGTCTCGGCGCTGCCACTGAGGACGCACGAACTCGTCGCGACGGTCGTGCCGCTCACCTGCGTATTCGTGTAGAGACGGTCGGCCATTACTGCCTCGCCTCGACCCAGGCCCGAATCCACGCGTCCAGCTCGGCCCGAAACGCCTTGGCCTCGTCGAGCTTCGGGAAGAGCAGCGTCCAGCTCACGCCGCTCATGAACACGAACGGCGTCGGGTTCCCCGGATTGGTGTAGATGAGCGGGCGAATCTGAATCTTCAGCGGCTCGCCGGGCTGAAGCGCGGCGGCGCGCTCCTCGAGCGGCTTGTCGGGGTAGGGGTTCTGGCCGACTCGTTCAATCGTCGGGACGAGTACGGCGGCGGTCACTGCGGCGGTATCAGGCATGGATTGAATCCTAGTCGAGGGCCGCAACGGCTGTCAAGTGGTTATGTGACACGGGTGACATGGTGCGCTATGTCGCATCTGACAGTCAAGCCACTAAATGTGGGGGTGTGGCCGCGACGGAGCACTATTGACGGTGCTGGCGGCGGTGTGTAAACTCACACCCCATGCACACACACGATCCGCTGCCTAATGTCTTTGAGGCTGGGTCGCTGTCGCTCCTCTCTGGGGCCAGCGGCGTCGGCAAAACCGCCTTTATTGCGCTCATGGCCACCCTCTTTCACGGCGGGGGCGAGATTGCCGGCCGCCCCGTCCGCCGGACCTCGGTGGGTTATCTCACCGGGGATCGGAGCTGGCGCGACTCCCAGCAATGGTTCCACCGGATGGAGTTCCCCGAGGTGGCCCAGTACTCGCTCGTCGATGACCGGAGCTTCGACCTGCTCAAACTGAGCGAGCGCGTCCAAGACTCGGCGCCGGCGCTCATCGAGTGCATCGACCGGCTGGAGATGCCCGAGCCTGGGATCATCTTCATCGACCCGATCGCGTTGTTCCTCGGGGGGAACCTACTCAACTACCATCGGGTGGCGCTCAACTGTATCGCCATCCAGCGGTACGCCATGGACACGGGGCATTGCCTGGTGGGCGTGTGCCACACCTCCAAGCAGAAAGCGGACAAGGGCGAGCGGTACCTACGCATGCAGGACCGAATTAACGGAACAGGGGCGCTCCTCGGCTTCACGTCGACGCAGATGAACCTCGCCGGCCCGGACGAGACTGGGGACAAGTCAGGGTACCTCCAGTGCTACGTGAACCCGCATCACGCCGCGGCGATGACGTGGTACCTGAAGCGCGCGAAACTGACCGGCCTCCTCTCGTTTGTTCCGTTGGAACCCACGGTCAACGATGAGGAACCGTCGGTGCTCACACAGGAACTCCTCGACATTCATGCGCTCATGCCGAAGCAACCGGGGCAGATCGCGACCGCCGAACTCCTCGCGCTGGCTACCCCCTTGGGCGTCACGCCCAAAACTATCTTCAAGCGCCTTCAACGCCTGAAGGAAATGGGCTTCGTGCGCCAGCTCGCCCGGGGGATCTGGATGCGCGTGGAGTACGATCCGACCCGCCCGGGCGGCCTCTTTGCGGACCCTCCAGCCGAGGCGAAGGTCCACTAGGTTTTGGTCGGATCGGGTATGCAGTCCTAGGCGGGGGGGAGGTGAGTAGGCCCCCCTTCGCCTATAGACCCCTCTGGATCTAATTAAAATTACCCTCGTTTCGGAAGACACCCTGTACAACTTTCGCCCCTGTGAGTTTGGGGGGTTATAACCGACAATGTCCGACTAGTACGGTCGGACTAAGGGTGGTTATAACCCCTCCAATTAACCGCTACTCACCCGATAGTTAACGTGTTGAGCGGGCAGGAGATACGCCAGAATTAGGCTTATAACCCCTACCCCCTATAGCAAATTACGATATCGTATGCATACATTGCATGCATAACAGTTATTGTAATTCTGGGGCGAAAGTCGCCCCGGCTACTCGTCAGCGGCCGGCCGCCTCACCTGGGCTCGCCGCGGGGTGGCATCCTTCAGCCCCACGGGGTCAGGCGGCGCCGTGTGGACCGGGCACGGCGTCCCGCAAATGCACTCGAGGTGCGTCTTTTGCTCGCGCCGGGCGCCCAGCCGGCCGCCGGACGCGAAGCTCCCGAGGATCCGCATCTGCGCCGCCTCCCCAGGCGTCGGCACGTGATCGGGCGGCCGGGTGAGGGAATGGCGCGTCGGCTTAATCGGCCAGCACACAATCCCCAAGTACGCGCGGTACTTGCAGCTCCCCACGCCACAGCGGAACACGCCGGTTTTGTAATCGTAGGGATTCTGCGCCGTCACGCGCGCCCGGGCACCGCTATTGCCGAAGCGGTGAAACGTGCCACAGCGCGGGCAGGTCAGCTCAGCCGCGGCGATATGGCCGTAGATGCGCGGGCCGTGCGGGGGCTTGGGGTCGTCGTCCAGGTCGTCACTCATAGGCGCCAGTCCTTGGCAGGCGGGGCGATCGGCCCCCCGCGACAGGGAGACAGGCGACCGGGGGGCCGATCGCCTGTCTCAGGGGCGGCTAGCGGGTCGGGACGCCCAGCGCGTTACCCCGGCCGCAGTGCATGTCATCGGCCGTCGTACCGGCCGGGTACAGCCGCAGTACGTAGCCGCGCGGGTCGCCTTGGACGTAGGCGGTGTACCCGTACTCGGCGGCCAAGGCTTTGACTTTGGTCGCCGTTCGGCAGTCGACGCAGATCCCCGCCTTGTTCACGGCCGAGGGGAACCACTGCCCCTCGCATTGGACGCAGGTCCGGTACCCGCCACGGGGGGCGGCACTGGCGCCATGCTCGTACGGGTAATCGCCGTTGCACTGCGCTTCGGCCAGACGGTGCAACGTACTGGCGTACCGCAGGAACTTCGCCGCGGCTTCGTTGAGGTGGAGCTGATCCGACCCTCGCCCTAGGACGCCCATAATGAAATTCGCCACGAATCGCTCACGCTCACGCTGATAACTGGCCATCTCGCCCTCCCCTGTTTGGCTGTCCTTCGCTCGCTGTACCGGCTGTACTAAGTACCGGCTGGGAGGTACGTACCGGCTGTACGTACCTCCCGTGACGCCGCCGGCCGGTTACCCCTTCGTCGACGCCATCGGCATAATCACGACGGCCGCGAACCGGTCGACCGCGGTAAAGAGCGCCGCACTACCGGCCGCCTCACCCGTGCCGTGCTGCCAGGTCCAGGCCGCGCCGGCCATCGCGCGCAGATAGATCACGTCAAAGGCGGCCGTCGGCGCGGCCAGGTCCTCCCCGCACGACGCGCAGGGATAGACCTCGGCGGCGCTCACGCCGGCGCCGATGTCCTCGGCGCTCACGCGGATCCCGCCCTGACACGGGGTCAGCGTGATCCGGCCCGTCTTCGGGGCGCACGTGGCGACGCGGCGCACGACGTCAAAGAAGGCGATCCCCAGCGTGGCCACGCGTGGCAGGTCCTCCCGCACGATCGGCGCTCGGGACAGCCCAGCGATCCCCGGCCCGGACTCTAGTAACGCGAAATGGCCATCGGTCACGACAAGCCAGTACCCGTCGATCACCGGCCGGCCGTGGTACTTGTCGGCGTACTTGGGATCGCCCAGCTCGCGCAAGCCGGCCAGGATCGCGGCCGCCGGCCGGCCCTTGGCCGTCACCGTGCGAACCGTCGGTGTGCGCGGATCAGGTTTGGCGGCCGCTGTATCCCGGCGCCCGTCGACCTTGGCCCAGTCTCGGACGATCCGCGCGCGCCGCGGGTCCATCCCGTCACCCTGTCTTGCCGGCGCGAACGTGTATCCGCTCGCCGCTGTGTCTTGTGTGCTGTGCATCCCGTCCTCCCAGCCCGAACGATACCCCATCCCCTATCGCCAGTCAACCCCTATCCTTCCATTGACTCCCGGCCGATACCCTGCTAGGCTAGCACTTGGAGGTTATGCATATGGCGAAGCACACGTACAAGACACGCGCGGGAGTGACGCAGTACAAGCCGTCCCTTCGATGGGCCCAGTCGGTGATCGAAGGTGAGAACTCCGAGGGATTCTGTCTCGCGTGCGGGAATACCCAAGGGGGCTGCGAGCCTGATGCGCGGCGCTATACCTGTGAGACGTGCGGCGCCGCCAAAGTGTACGGCGCTGAAGAGCTGCTACTCATGGGACTCACGTACGGCGCCGCCCGCGGCCAGGTAGACGCGTAGCCATGCGCGTTACCCATGCCGGCCGGACGTTCACCGTCGACACGCCGGCCGATCTGTACACGCTCGTCGACGCGTCGACCGTCGCGGGCTGGAGTGCTGATCAGTGCCGCACCTATCTCCTTGAGACGTGGGGCCAGGCCGGCCAGGCTCAGTACGCCGCGCGCGAGCGCACACGCCACGTGCGGCAACGTCTCGCGATGCTGCAGCTGTCGGAGCTGTGGCCGGTTGATCCGAGGGACTAGTCGACCGTCGACGCGTCGCCGGCCGGACGTCGCCGGTCGCCCAGCTCGCGCGCACGCCTTCACACGCGGTAGCATCGACTCCCGATAAGGGTATTGACTGCTACCGCGTGCGCGTGTATGCTTTCAGTAGGCTACTGATTAGCCTTACGGGAGTGTGGTAAATGCGACACAAACATTACGAAACTGATAACGCGACGTTTGGCGCGGATGCGTACAAGGTACGCGGCTGGGGGGCTATCGCGGTGTACGTCCTCGGGTGGACGACGGAACCCAATGAGGATACGGAATGGTCCGGTATGGAAGCGCGTACCGGGTTCGTCTCGGTGGTGATGATCGGGGATGATCAGGTGCACCGCGTTGACCGTGAGGACCTGATCCCTATCAGCCGTGCCGACTATTGCGCCGAGTGTGGCCAGATCGGTTGTCAGCATGACGGGTTGGATCGTGAGGACGACGGGTCCGGCGACGATCGCGACGATCCATTGTCGGTCGACAATGAGACGGCCGCGCGTGACTCCGCCCAGCTGGATCGCATGATGCGCACGACGTTCGTCACGTTCGGACCGCGAAAGGCGCGGTAGACGTAGACGCGTCGCCTACATAAGGATACGGGCCCAGCTGACCTTGCGTCGCTGGGCCCGTGCGGCGTACGGCCGTAGAATGCTATTGACTCCCGGTATCGTCCCATGCTATCTATACAGGCATGACAAGCCTTGCAGCACTACACAACGCCGAACGTGCGCACACGCGTGCGGTCGTCGCACGGGAAGCGTACGCCGAACTGATGGCCGCCATTGTCGACGGCCGTGCGGACGATGCGTATCGGCTGGCGGTGGAACTCTGCCGCGCCAGCTGCTAGTTCGCGGGCTGGCCAGCCCAGCCTATTACGTTTGTGGCATCGGCCAGGCGGCCGATAGGGTATGCAATTGTTATGCCATGGGGCGAACCGGCGGAATTGTCCGACGGGGCCGGCGGTGGGGGCCTCGTCCATGGCCGGTGACCGACGCAAATTTTTTGTCGCCCTCTTGACTTCTGCCGCCGACTACGCGATTGTAATCAGCGGCAGGCTGCACACGCGTCAAGGGGACCCCTCGATGCGCCGCCGGTCGGGTCGGTGCCTTCTGCGTCGCCGACGCGACCGGCCAGCCGCCAACATCATTCATGGGCACCGTTCGCACCCACCGCCGCCGTCGCCAGCGCCACGCGCGTCGGGCGGCGCATGAGGCCGTCACCGCGGCCGCCGAACGGTTCAGCCGACTCTCGCCGCTCGAAATGGTGGCCGAGGCGCGACGGGCGACGCCGAGTGGGCGGGCCGCCTACCTGCGCGACGCGATGGAGATCGTCGCCGCACGCATCACGCCCTCGGTCATCGACGACTACTTCAAGGGGTCGTCGCTCATGGACCTGCTGAAGTCGCGCAAGCCGCACCGCTGGCAGGGGCCTGTGCTACGCTAGCCGCCAGCACGTCGTCGCTCCGCCCGCCGACTCCGCCGGTCACTCCCGCGCCGATGTCAGCGGCGTTCAACGACGAAGGTGGTTTCGCGTTGGCCTGGCTCGCCCCGGGCCGACTCGTCGAATCCCTTCAGGCGCTCCGCGGGCCGACTCCGACGACGTGCTGTTTGTCCACCGGCGTCCGCCGGCCTCCACTTGACAATCGTAATTACAGTCGCGTATCGTTCGAGGCGTCGCGCGTGCGGGATGGGAACCGCCCGAACATGTCGCCCAGGCACATCTATCCAAGGATGAGCCGAAGAGCTGGGGAGCCAGGCAGCACGAACGGGCCCCACCGACGCGCGCGACGCTTCAGAGAGTCCACCGTTCGGGGGCATGGCTGCACCTGACCGTGGCCAGAGGACGCCGACTGAGGGCTGCGTCGTTCTCCGGGGAACACCACGGACGGTTCGGTGGACTCTTTGAGGCGGCTGGCGACGCTGGCATCTCCTGTGCAACCACCTGAGTCGCCCACGACCATGACTGTCTACAAGACCCCCGACGCCATCGACCTGGCGACGCCGACCCACCTCTATTGGGTCGCGATGTCCCATGTCGACTGGGCCGAGCCGAAGGTCATGGTCGTGCGGGGCGGGCCCAACGACCTTGAGGCGGTGGTCCGCCTCGTGGAGAATGCCGCGTGGATCCCGCCGGGGGTCGAGTACGGGATCGAGCGCGTCGCGCCGGTGGGGGATTGCTGCGCGACGCATGGGAAGCTCTTCGCGCTCCGGCCGGGGGTGCTCCATCCGGTGAGTGACCTTGAGGACGAGGGGATCCACGTGCATCATGTCTAGTGAGGCGCGGACGCCTCGCGGGGGGCCCCGTCGCCGGGGCCCAGCCGCCCCTGACCCGGCCGCTGATGCGGTCCTCGCCTCGCTCGGCGACGAGTTCCGGCAGCTGTACCGGCTGTACGGCCACCCGGCCGGGCTGAACTCGGCCCATCGGTTCCGCGTCGAGCACGGCCGGGCCAAGCTCCAGACGATTGTGAAGGTGGCCGCCGCGTACGGGTTCGTCGTCCAGCTGCGGCTCGTGCGGCCGCCGGCGCGGATGACGGCGACGCCGCCGGCCGGCGTCACGCTGGACGAGACCCAACCATGAGCTTGGCCGACTTGTTGCGCAGTTCCCGCTCGCTCGACCGGATCGCCGACGCGCTCGAGCGGATCGCGAACGTCGCCGAAGGGAAGTTCGTCCCGCTGGCCGTCTCGCCAGAAGACGAAGCCACCGCCGCCATCACCTATGTGGACGACCGGCGCATGGCCGCGGCGTATGAAATTGAGACGCGCCTGCGCCGGCACCTCAACCGCGACCCCGAGCCGGAAGAAATCCTGCGGGAGCTGGACGGCTTGACCGCGCGGGAAGAGATTCCGCCCGACGACGTGTCGCCGCTGCCGTTCGTGCGGCGCTGAGGAGAGGCCATGTTCTACGTGACCGACCTGCCGCAGTACCGGTGCCACAAAGTCGTGCGGGCCGCGAAGATCGCGGCGGTGGAACCGAACCACCTCGTGGGGGGCGCCATCCTGTACTTCGACGAGGCGGCTCTCGCGGTCGACCCCCACTATGTCGTGCAGTCCTGGGTGGCCAAGCACGCCCCGCAGGTCGGCGGCTACCTCGTCTGCTACGACGACGGGTACGAGAGCTACTCGCCGGCCGCCGCGTTTGAGGCCGGCTACACTCTCCTGACCGGCGCGGAGTAGACTGCCCACGATGCGGCCGCCCACCCGCGCGCTCTCCCTCGTCTCCACCGCCTCCAAGCGCGAGGGCGACGCGCTCGCCGCCCGCGAGACCAGCCGCGTCTACGCGCAGCCGGGCGCGGTCGCCGCGGTCCGCGCCTTTGAGGCGGCAGTCGGCGGCCGCGTGAAACTCATCGAGGCCATGCTGCAGGCGCCGCCGTCGAGCGCGCTCGACTACGTCGTCGGCTTGATCGCCGATCCACGAGAAGACGCGACCGATCTGGCCGTCCTCTGCGCGCGCGGCGGGGTGACGCTGGGGGAATTGCTGGAGGCGTTCAAGCAGGGCACCTACGCCAAGATGGCGGTCCTCTCGGTGTACCGCCTCGCGCAGGCCGCGCCGGCGGCGGTCGAGGATCTGGCCACCCGGTCGGCGCCGTACGACGAGACGTGTCACGTGTGCAACGGCACCGGCAGTCTCGCGCCGACCACGCCCGACGGCCGCCCGTCCCCCTGCGAGACCTGTAACGCGCTCGGCACGATCCGCCAGCTCCCCGAACTCGAGCGCCAGAAACTCTTCTTCGAGATGACCAAGCTCGTGAGCAAAGGTGGGGGTGGCATCACCACCAACGTCGGGGTAAATGTCGCGCAAGCGGCGCCCGTGGTGCCCAGCCAAGCCTATGACCGGCTGATCACCGCGGTGGATCGGATCCTGTATGGGAAGGCGGTCGAGGCCGACCGCCTTGAGGATGACGGCGACGCCGTCATCGAGGCCGAGGCGCCCTCTCCCGAGGCCGCTGACATGACAGAAGCGCCCGACGCGTCCAACCGAAACCTTACCTGTGATACAACGACCGCACCCTCAGCGTTGGTGTCGTCCTCGGAGCCGCTCCGATGACCGCGAGGGCCACGCGCTACGCGGTCGGGTCCATCGCCGTCGTAGCCCTCGTCGCGATGGAGCGGTGGCTGATGACGCAGGACTGGACCGACTTTGCGAAGTGGTGCGCCTCGCTCGGGGTCGGCGGGATCTTGGCCGCCTTCATGTTCATGTTCTACCGGCGGGATATGAAAGACCGGCTCGCCAATCAGCAGCAGCAGACGGATCTGCTCACCGACGTGGTGAAAGAGAACACGTCGGCGATTACGACCCTCACGACGGAAATCCGGCTGCGCGGCGGGTGGCTCAGTGAACGGTACGCGCTGCGCAGCGAACGGCACAGTTAGCCCATGCGAGTGGCTTACGCGGATCCGCCCTACCTCGGTTGCTGCGCCCTCTACGGCCACGATCACCGCTCCGGCTGTTGGAACGATCTGGCGACGCACGCGACGTTGATCCACCGACTGACCGAGGAGTTCCCCGACGGCTGGGCGCTCAGCGCGTCGTCGCCCTCGCTGCGCGAGCTGCTGCCGCTGTGCCCGCCTGACGTGCGCGTAGCCGCGTGGGTGAAGTCCTTCTGCGCGTTCAAGAAGGGTGTGCGTCCCTGCTACGCGTGGGAGCCGGTAATTTATCGCGGCGGCCGCAACGCCCACCACCCGCCGCCAGTCAAGGGCGGCAAGCAGACGACGCCCAAGGATTTCATCGTTGCGCCGATCACGCTCAAGAAGGGGCTCACCGGCGCGAAGCCCGACGCGGTCTGCGCGTGGATTCTCGACCTGCTCAACGTGCAGGCCGGGGACGAGGTCGTCGATCTCTTCCCCGGGACGGCGGCGATGACGCGGACGGCGGCGGCGCTCACCGTCTAGCCCGCTAGACTTTCGTCATCCGCGCGCGTTATCCTCCCGCCATCGTGGTTGTCGGCTTCCTCGCCGCCATTCTCCTGACTGTGCTCACCCTTGGAGTGCTCACCATGGCCAAGCTCGCAGACGTGAACGATTCCCTCACCACCCAGACGGCCGCCATCGTGGCCCTCGCCGCCCGCATCCCGGCGCCCGGCGCGGCGACCGAAGCGGACCTCGATACGGTGAAGGCCGGCATCGACGCCAACACCACGTCGATCAACCAGCTCGCGCTGCCCGTCACGACCACCCCGTAGGTGAGTGATGGCTGACCACGCCGCCCCGTCGCCGCTTGGGCCGTCGATTCCCTGCCTGATGCAGGTGAATCCCTTCACGCCGAAGATTGACGGCAGTCTCACCTACCCGCAGACGAAACTGCGCGGGGGCCTCTTCTATGTCGGCGAGGCCGCGAGTGGCGCGGGCGGCGGAGCCCGGTACGTGTTCATCTCGGACGGCAGCTTCTACAAGTTCGACCCGAAGACCGGCGCAGGCATCATCGGCGGCCCGGAGACCGCGCCGAGCTTCCCGCAGGAAGCCATCCTCGTGTTCGACGGCGCCAAGGTCACGGCGCAACCCGGGTTCGATTGGTTCGCGCTCACGGGCGGCAACCCGCCGGCGTTCGATTACTCGGTGACGCGCTCGGATCAGGTGGCGGGAGCGGTCTAGCCCGTGGCGCTCCTCTCACTGGCGCCGTACTACCTGGGGAAGGCCACGCACGGCCGGTCCCCGTACCCGCCGCCGCCCGATCGCTGGTCGCTGATGACGACCCCGTGGCACTTCCAGGGGCTGCGGGTACCGGGCCTCCCCATGCCGAGTAACACCGGCTGGTTCGAGCCGGCGCTCGCGTGGGTGGCCAAGTCCGACCGCCCCGCCGTCTATGCGACCAAGGACGCCGCCGGCGACCGCCTCTATGGCCTGTCGCTCTCGGGCGCGTACCTCGAACCGGGCCAGCCGTACGAGCAGTACCCCGGCGTCGACTTCAGCCAGGACCTTCCCAGCCTCAACGCGCTCATCGACGAGATCCTCACGGGGAGCCGGCCGGGTCAGCCGCGCGCCATCCGCCTGTTCCTCGCCGGCGACGACCAGGGCGCCGGCCCCGGCTACAACGACCCGGTCGGCCGGACCTACGGCCACGACTGGCTCATGGCGAACTTCGAGCGCGTGGCCGCTTCCCTCGGCCCACGCGCCCAGTACATTCAGTTCATCCCGGGCTACGACGCGATCTTCTACGGCTGGTCGCCGGCGCAAGTGGCTGCCTTCGGCAGCCTGTTTGACGCGGTAGTCCGCGTCAAGTACCCGCACGCCGTCCTCGCGCTCGAGCACGGCATCGGCCACCCGCCGCTCGGCGACGGCGCCCTCAACTACGGCGTCGGCACCCAGATGGCGGCCTACGACATCGTCGCGAGTGAGTACAACGGCCAAGGCGGCGACACGCAGTGTCTCGTGCACGACGACAACGTGTGGCAGATTAACGGCCGGCTGCGCTATCCCGACGACCCGTACAATCGGCCGCCTGATCAGCCGGCCGGCGACGACCCCAACCCGCCGGGGTACTTCGCCGACAGCGCCCGCGGCCCCATCCTCCATGAGTGCATGGAGTGGGCGATCTACGAGGACGTGCGCGGCTGGTGTACGCCGGCCGGTATCGAGAACGACCGGGCGTATCTCCGGGCCATGGTGCCGCACTCGCGCGTCGCGTAGACTCAGCGCGCATCCCCGGGAGGGAACCCCATGGGCCTGATTGAGTTCTTCGTCTACGTCATCGTCGTGGTGTTGGCCGCGGCCGCCGCCCAGTGGGTCATTGCGACCTACGCGCCCGGCACCCCCGAGATCATCAAGAAGTCAGTCTGGGCGCTCGCCGCCGTCCTCGTGCTCGTGATGCTGGCGCACGCGCTCGGTCTGTGGGGCTACGACCCGCAGATTCCGCGGTTGCGCTAGGTCAGCCTCCCCCGGCGGGTCGCCGCGTCGACTGGGTCGCCGGGCTCCCCCGGTTCGGCGAACGACGTGGTCGGCTCCCGGGGCGAGTTCGTGTAGAATCCCCGGCATGCGACCCCTGCACTGGGTGGCCCTCGGGGCCTTCCTCACCTCCCTCTCGGCGCTCGTGACGACGCTCCCCACGTGGGCCGCCGCGACGACGCCGCCCTTTGTCGGCTCGGTCCTCGGGATGCTCGGCGCCTTTGCCGTGGCGCTCCTCTCCGGGCCGCCGATGCTCGGCTCGAACTTGGAAGCGACCTCGCAGGCGCTCCACATGAACGCGAAGGAAGGGACCTAGTCATGCTGCGTCGTCTCAACCGGCTCATCGACCGTCGCCCCGAGGTGCTGCCGTTCGCGCCGCTCGTGGCGTTCCTCCTCTTCAGCAGCGTGATCGTCTTCACGGCCTGCCCGACCACCCCGCCGAATCTCTCGCCGGCCGGGGCGACCGCCTTCAACAAGACGCGCGTCGTGAAGGCGCTCGACCTCGTGCGCGACACCGCCATCCTCGCCAATGCGCAGACGCCGCCGGTGCTCTCGACCGACGACACGCGCCTCGTCGTCCAGTTCCACGAGGCCACGATCAAGACGCTGCAGGCGACCGATCAGGGCTGGCAGGCCGCCGTGTCGACTGCCGTGACCGAGTTCAGTAAGACGCTCACCCCGGCCCAGCAGCACGTCATCGCGCCGTACCTCGTGCTGCTTCAGACCCTCATCGCGGGGCTCAGCTAATGGCCACCCCCGTCGAGTCGCTCACCAATATCGCCATCGCCGAACTCCCGGCGCTCATCGCGTTCCTGCGGGCGAAGTTCACGTCGCAGGCGCCGGGCGCGACGCCGCCGACCGATGCGGAAGTGATTGCCGCGTACCTCTCGGCCTGCGCGTCCTCGATCGCCACCGACGAGGCGTGGCTGGCCGCCCACCCCAAGGTGTAAGCTCGACCGCGTGTTCCACCCCGAGGTCATCGCGCGTGCCGAGCACGCGGTGTCGCGGCAACTGGCCGCGACGCTCCCGGGCGGCCGCCTCGTCCGCCGCTCCCTCGACGAACGCTGGACGATGCGCGACCAGCTCGCCTCAGCCGCGCCGAAGAAAAAGGGCGAGCCCGCCTCGCGCGCCCTCACCTCAGCCGAGAGCGACTTCATCACGCACGAGCTGCTCCTCGCCAAGCTCGACTACCGCTACTGGAGTGACGCCTGGGCCGTCATCACCAAAGAGACCCAGGACGCCGCGCCCATCCATCCGCGCTGGGCGTCGCAGCAGCTCTTCCTCGACCACGTCGCCGCCATGGAGATCGACCAGTTCCGCGCGGGCAGCCAGAACGGCGTCCTCGTGAACGTCGGCAAAGCCCGTCAGCTGGGCCTCTCGACCGAACTGGAAGTCATCATGGCGCACGGCGCGACGACGCAAACGGCCCTGCGGGGCCTGGTCGCCGCCGACGTCGAGGACCAGTCCAAGTACCTGTTCTCCCTCTTCGAGGGCATCGTCAAGGAACTCCCGTGGTGGCTGCTCCCGACCCTCGGGGCCTACGACACGGGCCGCTTCTGGTCGACCTTGACCAACCGCACGGAAGTCCGCACCGCCTGGGGCAAGTCCTCCCGTGGCGGCCTGGCCGACGACGCCAAAGCCAAGGGCAACATCGGCCGCGGCAAAACCTTCGGCCGGGTGCACCTCTCGGAACTCTCGACCTGGGAGAAGCCCGACCAGATCGACGATGGGTTAATCCCGGCGATTCCTCGTCGCCCGCGGTCCTTCGCCGGCTTCGAGTCGACCGCCAAGGGCCGGCACGACTGGTGGCACACGCACTGGACGGCCACCGCGCGCGGCAAAACCCGGTTCCGCAACATCTTCATCCCGTGGTACGTCGAGCCGGAGAAGTACTGGGCCGTGCCGACCTCCCTCACCTGGCAGCCCGACGCGGGCACGCTCGCTCATGCGGTGGCCGTCGAGCGCGAATCGCCCGAGTGGCTCTTCGGCAAGACCATCCGCCTCACCCGTGAGCAGCTGGCCTGGTACGAGCAGACGCGCGACATGTACACCGAGAAGGGCGACCTGTACAAGTTTTACGAGGAGTACCCGGCCACACCCGCCGAGATGTTCCAGTACTCGGGCCGCTCGGTCTTCACCGCCGCGACCCTCGAGGCCGTCCGCCGGCAGGAGACCGCGCCGCGCATCCTCAAGATTGAGCCGGCCAAAGACATCGCGACCCTCAGAGCGTGGGAACGCTCTGAGGAGGGGCGCTCAGGCGCGCCCCGCCCGGACACGCGGCCATGAGCGAGCCCCTGATCCTCCCAGCCGGCATGGGCTTCCGCGTCCCGTCGGCGCAGGAACTCCGCGAGACCGCCGAGGCGACCTCGCTCGGTCTGGATCTCCTCCTCTGCTACGAGCCCCCGCGACGCCGCGGCACCTATCGCTACGTCATCGGCGCCGACATCGGCGACGGCCTCGGGCTCGATCGCTCAGTCGCCCAAGTCGTCCGCCAGGGATCGATCGACGAGCCCGACGAGCAGGTCGCCGAGTTCGCCAGTGACACCATCGCGCCGGCGGAATTCGCGTCGATTCTCCTGGCGCTCGGCGACTGGTACCGCGACGAGTCCGGCTACGAGGCGCTCGTCGCCATCGAGTGCAATAACCACGGCCTGTCCACCCAGGACACGCTGCAGCTCCACCTCGGGTACACCCACTTCTACCGGTGGGAGTACTACGACTCGGCCGACCCGTCGGCGCGGTTCTCGACCAAAATCGGCTGGATGACGACCACCCGCACGCGGCCGATTCTCCTCGACAAGTTCCGCACGGCCCTCACCACCCGCGACGCGGTGACCGGCCTCCCGGACCTCATCACGCATTCGCCGCACCTGCACGAGGAACTCAAAGACTTCCAGACCCAGGGGGCGCTCTGGGAAGCCGAGGCCGCCAAGGGCGCCCATGACGACCGCATCATGGCGGCGGCGATCGCCTACTACTGCACCTGGCGGCTTCGCGCGGGCGAGCAGGAACCGCTCGAGGACCGACGTCGCCGCCGGAGCGAGCAGAAGAGCGTGCTCGCTCGGGTGGCTGAAGCCACCCAGGCCGGCACGCCCGACTTTCGCAACACGGCCTGTACGGCCGAGGAAGCGACCTCGCTGCCGACCGGCCCGGACGCCACCGAGGCGGCCGACGAAGAGGCGTTGTATGATCTGCGCGCGACGGACGTGAGTGCCCATGACGGGTTCTTCACTATCTAGCCCGCGAGGTGTGTGATGCGCGTCTCCC